GCAAGCATGCTTTGCGATCAACATCGCACGTACACCATCCAAGCAAGCCATTGCGTTCAGTTGCAAGGCGTTCTCGGACTGGGTTGCGAAGAACCAAGACCTGCTGTGAGATGCTGTACGCAAGCATAGCAATGCAGAACTATCCGCTTGGGTGGGAGGAGCTTGAGTGGAAGATGCGCAAACTCAAGCAACTTGTCTGGAGCTATCAGTTGGACATAGCACAGCAGGTGTTTAGTCTGAAGGCACCCCCGTATCAGTTCACTCTGATCCGGTGGGGTCACAGGCCAGACATCAACACATCACCAACGAGAGAGGTGCTGTACGAAGGGCACGACTACTACGCCGTGCTCGGATTCGTTACTTTGCTGTTAACAGCAGAGGAAGATAAACAACACATGAGGAGCTAACAATGTTAGGAGCAAGACATGGGGTATAGGAGCGCGATAACTGCGGTGTTCTACACCAACAAGAAAGACGAGTGGCCTCTTATGAAGCTGTTCGTCGAAGAAAACTTTCCGAAGGACTTAGCTGACTGCCTAGAACAGGAGTGGGAGGAGCCACGGGGCAGGTGGGGGTTCGTGTTTCGTGTGGACGACTACAAGTGGTACGAGAGTTACCCCGAAGTGCAGGCGTTCAACGAGTTCGAGGAGAGGTTCACAAGTATGGAGAAGTGCGTAGACGGTACGTGGGCTTGCGAGTTCGCACGTATCGGGGAAGAGACCGACGACATTGAGGAAAGAAATTCAAACCATGCCGACTACATCCTCAGAGTCGTTCGTCATATCGAAATTGAGTTTTAAACAAGGAGCTAACAATGTTAGAGGAACGCAAAGTTCAGAAGGCCAAGATCACCCTGATGCGACATCCCAAGTTCGCATTGCTGCAAGGCATCTTGATGGTGGGCAAGACGAAGGTAGCCGACGATGTGCCGACTGCATGTACCAACGGTCGTGACGAGACCTATGGCCGTGAGTTTGTGCGCAAGCTGCGCGACCCCGAGCTTGCCTTTGTGATTGCACACGAGGCAGGGCACAAGATGTACCGCCACATGACTACGTGGGCGAAGTTACACGCCGAAGATGCGCACTTAACCAATCAGGCTTGTGACTACGTTATTAACCTGATGCTCAAGGACCTCGACCCGAGCGAGAACGTCATCGCCATGCCTATGTACAGGGATGGGCCACACGCTGGCAAGAAGATGGGCTTGATCGACGAGAGGTTCCGTGGCATGAACACCAAGCAGGTGTACGACATTCTCAAGCAAGAGCAGAAGGATGCCGGAGGCGACGGCGACGGTGACGGCGAAGGCAGTGGTGGGGGCAACGGTGGCGGCGGTATCGACGACCACGACTGGGATGGGGCCAAGGAACTTACCGACGAGCAGAAGAAGGAGCTGGCGCGTGACATCGACCAAGCGATACGGCAGGGGTTGATGGCACACCAGAAGATCAACGGCAAGGGTGCGGGTGGACTCGACCGCGAGTTGCAAGACTTGATGGAGCCCAAGGTCAACTGGCGCGAGGAGCTGCGTGAGTATGTGAAAGCAGTGTGCCGAGCCAAGGACACATCGAGCTGGCGCAGGGTCAACCGGCGCTTCCTGTCCACAGGTATCTACATGCCATCAATGGTGGGTGAGAAGGTGGGCCACATCGTTGTGGGTATCGACACATCGGGTTCGATCGGTGGGCCTGAGCTTGCGGAGTTTCTGTCCGAGGTCAAGGGTATCGCGGAAGAAGTAAACCCCGAGAAGGTTGACTTGATCTATTGGGACAGCGAAGTGGCGGCGCACGAGGAGTATGCCGACGCCGAGGTATCTAACATTGTTAGCTCTACCAAACCCAAGGGTGGCGGGGGCACAAGCCCAAGCTGCATGTCTGAGTATCTGAAGGAGAAGAAGATTGTCCCTGAGTGCATCATCATGCTTACAGACGGCTATGTCGGCAATGACTGGGGCAGTGACTGGACTGCTCCGGTCATGTGGGCTATCACGGGCGGCAACACAAGTGTCGCTTCAAACGGCAAAACAATTCACATCAAAAACTGAGGAGAGCAACATGATTGTGGTTGACATAGGTTGGAAGAAGCTGGTCATGACCAAGGAAGCAGCATTCCAGTTGGCCTCGGCACTTGAGAGTGCTGAGATATACGAACGCAAGTGGGTGAGCGAAGAAGATCGCGCAGAGAAAGGAGTTGACCACACGTTCCATGTATATGCAAACGATCAGCCGTTCGGCATGGAGATTATGAGCGACGACTTGTATCGCATGGCGAAGCTGGCTGGCAAGCCAGAGAAAAAATAATGGGAACGGTCATTCTTTGTGGCCGAGTAACAATGTTAGGAGAAACCAAATGAGTATCAGTGCATCAGCAGTGTTAGTTGAGTTGAACATCAGTGTGTGGCCTGCGTCGAAGATCGACCGAGAGGTTACGGACAAAGTGAATGCAGACGCATCGGCAGTGGCCGGGGCATCGCAGACCAAGAAAAATCTGTTTGCAGGTACGAGCCTGCGCAAAGACATCGAGAAGTTCGCGGCTCGCGTTCGGCTCTACCACAACCAGCACACCCTACCGTGGGCAGACAAAGGCGAGCGCATGCTGCCGACCAAGTTGTTCATGGAATACAAGCAGACCATGAATGACTACGAGCGTACGTTCGACATGATGTGCCACAACTTCTTTGTCGAGTACCCACGACTGGTGGGCGAGGCGCACAACAATCTTGGCACGATGTACAAGGCCGAGGACTACCCAGACTTGGAGACAGTCAAAGCCAAGTTCGGGTTTCGCCGAGCAGTGAACCCCATGCCCGAGTCAGGTGACTTCCGCTTGGACATACCTGCGGATGACTTGGCAGAGATGCGCGACGAGTTCGAGGACAAGTTCAAGGAGCGACTGGCTGACGCAGTGCGCGAGCCGTGGAACCGACTGCACACCATGCTGACAACCATGTCGGAGAAGCTGACAGACGTTGAAGGCGACGACGCCAAGAAGCGTTACCACGACTCACTTATCAGTAACCCTTTGGAGCTATGCGGGCTGCTGACAAAGCTGAACGTGACCAACAACCCCCTGCTCGAAGAAGCTCGCAGACAGTTAGAGCTAACAATGTTAGGGGCAAACATTGAAGTCATCAAGGAAAGCAGCGATGCACGAAGCGAGCTGAAGTCCAAGGTGGACAACATCCTCAAGAAGTTTGAATGGTAAGGAGAACACAATGATATTCAACACACGCGACATGCCCAACGTATCGTTCGAGCCCCAAACACTGGACCGGATCAACCAACGGTATCCCAATTGGGGCGGCGATTTCAAGTTCAGATCGACCATGATGGGCGAGCTGTTCAAAACAATCTACTTGGCCAACCCGACATGGCGGTTTCAGTTCGAGAACCTTGTCTACAACGACACCAGCGCAGTTACGCCCAAGACAGTCCACGTCAGTTGCGAGGGTGAGAAGCTGGGGTACATAGAGGCGGATTATTTCCGTGGTAACCACGGCGTGGCTATAGCCAACCACCGCATAAACAAAGAGGTCATGCGAACGAGCAATGACAAGCGTGCGCTCGGTGCCATCAAGAAGTACTTTGTTAAGCGCAACGTCAACGAGCGACTTGAGAAAGCGCAAACTGATGCAAAGCAAGCAATCGACTCCGCTGTGAGCAGATCAAGCCACGCCATACAGGGGGTCAAGTACAAGCTAGAGACTGCATCCCTTGTGTTTGTTATGGACCACGCTCGCGAAGCGTTCGAGGAGTTCTCCAAGGTGCATGCGCCAGCCAACCTAACAATGTTAGAGAAGTACGACAAGGAGATTTTGGATGCAGACACTATCGAGGAAGTGCGAAGCAAGTACGGTGCAGGTAACGCCGCGCTTGTAGTGTTGGATCAGGGTAAGTACATAGTTAAAACAGGTGACAACGTACAACTGTTTGATGATAATGACCTCCCCGAACAAATACGGGGCCGACTGGGTTTGCTGAAGCTGGTCGAGTACAGGCAGATGGTGACGAATGCTGGCTGCAGAATAAGCGGCGAAGTGTTTGTTGTTGTGTTAGACGAAGAAGGAGCAAGCGAATGAAGACGACTATCCCGTGGATACCCGTGACCCACCCCGACTTCAAATGGAGTAGCGGGTCGGACGTGCAAGCACTGTGGCGCAAGTATGGGTGGAGTCCACCCAGCGAGAAGATCACACCCCCACCTGTGGTGAACAAAGAACCCGCATGGATCAACCCACTGCGGCGGCTTAAATGAAAGCCATCTTAGAGTTCAACTACCCCGAAGACACTGACAAATGCCGACGAGCGATCCACGCAGACGAGGCGTTTGACATGCTGCTGACGGTCAGGCAGTTTGCCGAGGTGCGCTACCAGAACAAGGCCGACATGGAGAGAGTTCTGCGGGACATCCACGATCGCGTTGTGTATGCACTAGAAACAACAGGAGAAATATGAACAACGAAGATATTTTTGATGCAGACGGCAAAGCCTTGGAAGCTGCCCTCAACCTGATCGAGGTCATCATGAAGACCGACCCCGGCGTGTATGACGAGATTGCACTGCCCGTCATCGGGTTGTTGAAAGAACGCTTGGCGAGTTCATGGAGGGGCGAATGACCGACTGCAAACACCGTTGGGAGCCCATCACTGGGTCGGGTATGTACAAGTGCGCCCGATGCGGCGCTTTTATGAGGATCATCAAATGAGCAATACAAACACAGGTGGGCCAGCGTTTCCGTCAGGTCTGATTGACCCGTTAACCCCAGAAGATGCAGTGCAGTCGTTACACAACGGCATGACCCTGCGCGACTACTTTGCAGGTCAAGCCCTTGCTTCTGTTAACTTGGGCATCGGAGTAACAGACGACTTCTATTCTCGGACTGCAAAGCACTGCTATGCACTCGCTGATGCCATGCTGAAAGCGAGGGAGGCATGAACGAAGACGAAGACAAACCAACCCCGGCTGACGGGCAGTTGATCTGGATACTGTGGGCCTTCATCGTGTTGATGCTGGGCCTGTTGACATTGAGGAGCTGTTTATGAACCTTGCAAATAACTACGTCGCCGTGGGCGCATCACATGAGAAAGACTGCGTGCCTTGCGTAGTCGTGACGACGAGTAGCGGCGTTTTTATCCAACTGCCGGAGGACGCGGCACGCAAGTTGGCTGATGACATTTTGCGTAATGCCAACTACCTGTGGCCGATGGGTGAGGAGAACACATGACCAAAGACGAAGCACTGAAGCTGGCGCTGGATGATCTGATTGCGGAATACCACATGGAGACATCATCGTTTGCAAAGCGGGTGGATGAGATATTCAAGCAAGCCC